CGCCGAGTCGGAGTTCAACCAGTTCGATGCCGATCTGTTTGCCCTGATCTTCATGGGCACCAATTCGCTGATGACCCAGACCTTGGGGACCGTTGCCGCTCCGGGCGTCGATCTCGTCACCATTGCCGATCGCATGGTTGAAGTCGGCAAGTACAAGATCACCGACGTGGTGGTGAAAAACAGCGCCGGGGACGTGACCTATGTGGAGGGCACGGACTATGAAGTCAACTCGCGGGTGGGCGGCATCACCGCTCTCTCAAGCGGGACCATCCCTGCCGGGGCGACGGTCAAGGTGACCTACAGCTATCCGGCGATCGCCGGCTCGACCATGCGGGCGATGACCAAGAGCAACATCCGCGCCCGGGTGTTGTGGGAGGGCAAGAACTTCGCCGACGGCCGGGAGTTCATCCTCGACATCTATCAGGCCAGGTTCGCCCCGAGCGCCGACTTTAACTTCCAGAACGCCATCGAGAAGAAGTTCATCCGTGCCGGGCTCAAGATGACCCTGGAGACGCCCGTCGGCAAGACCGAGCCGTTCAAGCTCACCTGGCTCAGCTGAGAGGTGATGCCATGCGGGAGATAAAGCTGGGTCAAAGGACAGTTAAAGTCCGAAAAATGACGGTGCGTGAGGTCGATGATTTTCTCGGAGACACGACAGTCTACCCCCCGACCATGGCGGAGCTGCTCCTGGAGCGGACTCTGCCGGAGCGGGCGGTGCGCCTGGTCACCGATCTGACGACCGAGGAGCTGAACGGGGAGGTCGACCCCGACGAACTGGACTGCCTCTGGCAGGCGGTCGAGGATGAGAATCATTTTTTATCGCGGATGCACCGCAAGCTGATGAAGATTTCGGTGGAGATGCTGGCAGAGGAGAGGCAGGAGCCGCCGGCATCAAGCGAGTTGCCTGCCGACTCGCCCGCCGCGGACACGCCGGAGTGATCGATTATCCCTGGGATTGGTTCGAGGCGGCAATCGAGGACGCCGTGGCCGCCGATAAAAAAACCGACAGCTGTTAGAAGTGCAGACTTTTAACGGCTGTCCCGGCGATGACGGCAAGGGACAACAGCGCTGCACAGAGCAGGGCGATCCTGCCGAACAAGGCCCCGGCTGCCAGGGTGAGGGCTAGGGCGAAGGGAACGAGAAAGGCGATCGCCAGCATCGCCTGCGAGGTGCCGGGCAGCAGGAAGAGCGCCAGCACGGCGAGCAGGATCAGCGCTTTATCAATCTGTTGAGACGATACAATTCGAGTCATGAGCAACGAAGCCTCCCTGGATATAAAGATAGCCGTTGATACCGGCCCGGTCAAGACCAACCTTGACCGCGTCAGGGAGGAGTTCCGCTCGGTATCGGCCGGCATCTCCACCGCCCTGAAGTCTATCCAGGGCTTTGCCGAGATCAAGAAGCAGACCGAGGAAATGACCAGCGCCTACGGCGAGGCGCAGCGCAAGGTGGCGGAGCTGGCCAAGGAGATCAAGACCGGTGGCGGCGGTGAGGCCCTGGCAAAAGATTTCGAGCAGGCCAAGGCGGCGGCCGCCAGGCTGAAGGAAGGCCTCGCCGGCCAGCAGCAGGAGCTGCAGCGGGTGCGGTCGGCCATGGCCGCTGCCGGCGTCTCCACCACGGGATTGTCCGGACACCAGCAGAAACTCCGCGCGGAGCTTGATCAGACCAGGGCGAAATACCAGGAGCTGGCGAACATCGCCAACGCCAGGGACACCCTCGGGCTGCGGCCCCACGCCGAGGTCCAGGCGGCGATTCGCAAGACCCGCGATGCCTATGGCGAACTGGCAAGATCCGGCAAGCTGTCTCTTGCCGAGCTCGCCCAGGCGAAGGTCGCCATGCGGACCAAGATCGATGAGCTCACCAGGAGCACCAATGGCTGGCGGGATGCCCTGAGCGACATCAAGGGCCGGGCCCTGGAGGTCGGGGCAACGATCGCCGGGTTGGTCGCCGCCTCGAGGACGGCGATCTCCTTCGAGTCGGCGATGGCCGATGTCTCGAAAACCGTTGACGGCACCAAGGAAGAGCTGAAGGCCCTAGGCGGCGAACTGCGGAACATGTCCCATACCATCCCCCTGTCCGCCGACCAGCTGGCCAGGATCGCCGCAAGCGGCGGGCAGCTCGGCATTGCCGCGGGGGATATCAGCCAGTTCGCCCAGACCACCGCCAAGATGGCCGTCGCCTTTGACATGACCGCCGACGCGGCCGGCGACAGCATCGGCAAGATCAAGAACGTCTACAAGCTGACGATCCCCGAGGTCGAGGGCCTGGGCGACAGTATCAATCAGCTCGGCAACACCACGGCGGCCCGGGAGCGGGACATTGTCGATGTCATGCTGCGGGTGGGCGGCACGGCCAACCAGTTCGGCCTGGCGAAAGAGAAGACCGCCGCCCTGGCTGCGGCCATGCTGTCTTTGGGCAAGGCGCCCGAGGTGGCGAGCACCTCGATCAACGCCATGCTCAACAGGATGCAGACCGCCACCATGCAGACCGGAGAGTTCCAGGATGCCCTCGGCAAGATCGGCATGACCGCCGACGAGATGGCCGAGGCGGTGGCGGCGAATCCGCAGAAGGCCCTGGACGATCTGCTCGAGACCCTGTCAAAGCTCTCCGGCAGGGAACGGGCCGAGGTCTTGACCGGTCTGTTCGGCAAGGAGTTTCAGGATGATATCGGCGTCCTGGTCGGCAGTCTCGGCACCTATAAAGACGCCATGGGCCAGGTCGCGGATGCGACAAAGTTTGCCGGGGCGATGAACAAGGAGTTTGAGACCCGTTCGGCGACCACCGAAAACCAGCTGCAGCTGTTAAAGAATGTGGTGATGGATATCGTCCGCGGCGTCGGCGACGGCTTCCTGCCGGCCATCAATGCCGGGGCTGAGGTCCTCCATGGATTGCTGCTGCCGGTCGCCGCCCTGGTCCGGGAGTTTCCCCAGCTGACGGCCATCGTCGCCACGGTCGGGGCCGGCTTCGTCGTCTTCAATACCGCCACCCGGACGGTCGACATCCTGCGGATGGCCATCACCAAGATCGGCCCGGCCTCGATCGGCTCGTTCGGCCAGGCCGGGACGGCTGTCAGCAAGTTCACCGGCCTGCTCGGCGCTGCCGGCAAACTCCTCGCCGCCTTCGGGGTGGGCTGGGAGCTCGGAACCTTTTTCAATAAGTCCGAGTTGGTGCAAAAGGGGATGACCGGCCTGATCCATACCGCCGACCTGCTGCAGCTGGGCGCCCGCAAGATGTGGGCCGCGCTGACCGGCGGCGATACCGCCGAGATCGAGCGGAAGATCGAGATTGCCAAAAAGGCCTATGAAGCGCGGTTAAAAGAGATCGAGCAGGAGTCCGCCGACAAGTCCAAACCGATCGAGACGCCCAAGGCCCCGGCAATCCCCGAGCCTGAACCTCCTCCTCTTGAGCGGCCAAAGTCCCAGGCCGAGCAGCTGGCCGACAAGAGCGAGGCGGATGCCAAGGCCACCTGGAAGGATGAATGGTTGACGCCCGAAGAGCGCGAGGCCCGCAATAAGGAGAGGGCTGAGAAAGGCGAGACCGTGCCCGAGGTTGAGGCAGAGGATGCCAAGCAGTCGGCCGATGAGCAGATTGCCGCCGCCGAGGAGGTCGCCGCCAAAAAGGAAGAGCTGCGCCAGGAAGACCTTGCGGCCCAGGAAAAAGCGTCGCAGGAAGAAGCCGACCTTCGCCGCGAACGGCATAAGGATTCGCTGGCGGAGATGGAAAGAGATTCCGAAGAAAGAAAGGCCCAGGCGGAGAGCGAGAGCCAGGAACGCCTGGACGACGCCCTCGCCCATGATGAAGAGCTGCGGAACCAACGCGCGCAGGAGGATGAAGAGCGGCGAGAACGCAACAGGCGGGCGGCCGAGGAGAGACGCCAGGAAAACGAAGAGTACAACGAACGCCTGAAGCAGGAAGACGAGGCCGCCCAGGTCAAACCTCTTGAGAACAACGCCGCCGATGACTGGGCCGATGCCCAGGCAACGGCTACCGAGAAGGCCACAAGCGCCTTCCAGAAGTATTTCGACAAGGTGAAATCCATCCAGGATGAAATCTCCGGCCGTGAAAAATCGCTGGCCGAAGAACTCGACGGGCTCGATGCCAGAGGCACCGAGGAATCGCGCTGGCGCAAGCGGGCCAAGGACGCCAAGGATTACGAAAAAGCGGCCAGAGCGGCGATGAAGGCCGGAGATCTCGATCAGGCTCTGTCCTTTTCCGACAAGGCTAAAGAGCTCTTCGGCTCGCTCAGGGGCGGGGCCGGCAAGATCAGCGATGAGATGGGCCAGCGCTCGGCCTATAGCGGCGTCAAATCGACGGGCGAATTGGGACTGGCCATCGAGCGGATGCTGCAGCAGGTCTCGGCCAAGGGGGCCTTGGCCGCCATCAGCGGCAACGTGCCGGGCGGTAATGCGGCGGCCGGAGATGCCAGGGGCCAGGTCAGCAAGGTGCACGAGCTGCGTTTTGCCGGGGCCGCACTCCAGGGCGGCGAGGATGATATCGAGAAGTTCTTACGGGGCCTGGAGAAGGCAGGGATGCAGACAGCATGATTACGCTCGCCGGTATAACACTCCCGCCCTATCTGCTCTGGGAAGATGAATTCTCCTGGTCCCCGGTTGAGCAGGAGACCGGATACTCGGTCACCGGCTCTCTGCTGCTGGACATCTCGACAAAGCTGGCAGGTCGACCTGTCACGCTGGTCGGCACGGAGCACCTTGGCTGGATACTGCGAGCACAATTGCTGGAATTGCAAACCTTAGCGGACACACCGGCTATCAGGGAACTGAACTATCATGAGCGCATATTTTCAACCCGGTTCCGCTATGACAATGGCGCCCCGGTGACAGCCGAAAAAATAATCCCGAGAATACCGCCAAGAGACACCGATCCATACCGGAATCTCAAGATACAACTCATCATTGTAGGATGATCCATGCCGATTTTAACCGAAGACGTTAAGCTCCTCGCCTCGCAAAGACTGACCGACCGGGATGATGGCGGCGGTCGCATGACCGGTATCGAGATCGTGGACGGCAACGTCAACAATCTCTTTCCGGATATCTCACGGCTTGACCGGGTCTATGGCCGGGTCAGCCTGCGCAAGGCCTTTGTAGCCGTGCAGACCGCCGACCAGGAGATGTATTCCGGCTCGCATGTGGTTCTGTCGAGGCCGGCCGCCGACCCGAATGTCTCGGTCTGCATGTTCACCACCGGCGATCCGCATGACGAGCGGGTCGAGGCCCGCAACAGGCTTGAATCATACGTGACCGCCGGGCCGAGATACCGGGGTTGGCTGTGGGGCGACCATCCTGCCGGATCTCGCTCGCTGATGCTGTTTCAGATCAAGGGCAGCGGCTCGCCGGATATCGGAGACGTCTTCATCCTCTACAACAACAGGGGGCTGGCCAACGAGGAGAAGCAGTATGTCCGGATCACCAAGGTCGAGCTGAGCAGCGCCGACTTCAACGCCACTTCGGACAGCTCGGAGTATGGGGCAACCGCCATGGCCTTCCAGCGCGACATCCTCAAGCTGGAGATCGGCGACCCGCTGCGCTACACCTTCCTCGGCAGCGAGATCAGCAAGAACGACTCATTGGCGACCAACGTCTACACCACGATGGTCTCCGATGCCGCCAAATATTACGGCGTCATGCAGCCCACGGCGCCGATAAACCAGGGCGATATCGAGATCAACGTCGATTCGATCTACACCCATCTGGTGCCGTCCGCCCAGGGCGAGGCTCCGATGGTCGATCTGAGCTTCGGCGAGGCCGGGCCGGTTATCGGCAGCGGCGAAACCTACTCCTTCTCAGTGCCGAATCTGGCCGTGGCGAATGGCAAGCAGGTGCATTTCGGCCGGGGCATCAAACCCGGCACGCTGAGCATCCTGACCAGCAACGGCAAGACCTATGGCGATGATGCAAACGGTATCCTGAAGGAAGGCACGACCCAGGTCGGCACGGTCGAGTATGCCACCGGCACCATCACCTTCGTGGCGGTCACCGGCTACACCGCCAACCTTACCGTTTCGGCCATTATCGGCGTTGAGGTGCGGCGGGTGCCGAGTACGGCGATACTGCCGGTCTCGATCAGCAACCGGGGCTACAACTACACCTTCATCATGCAGCCTCTGCCGCTGCCCGGCAGCGTCTGGGTCGACTTCATGGCCCAGGGTAAATGGTATCGGCTCAGGGATAACGGGGCTGGCACGCTGGTCCCTGATATCGCCCAGACCGGCACCGGCACGGTCAACTATCTGACCGGCAGCGTGATCCTGACCTGCGGGGCGCTGCCCGACATAGATACCGGCATCATCTTCAACTGGGCCAACCCGATTGAGACCATCGACCTTTCCGGCGCAGCCACCATTGCAGTCGCCGAGATCAACCATACCCTTGCCCATGCGCCGGTCCAGCCCAATACCCTGGTCATCACCTGGCCGACCGGTGTGAGCAGCACGGCGACCGCCACCGATAACGGGGCCGGGCTGATTACCGGCAACGCCACCGGCTGGATCAATTACAGCACCGGCGAGATCGCCTTCAAGCCGACCGCCCTGCCGACATCCGAAGGCCAGTACGAGATCGACTACGAGAAGTACCCCAAGATCGATGGCGGCGTAAACAGCAGCGGCTATGTCAATACCGGCGGCCTTCACACCTTCACCTTGCCGGAGGGGCCGATCAAGCCCAAGTCGGTGAAGATCGACGTTGTGGTCAGGTTCGGCGCCTACCCGCACATCTACCGGCTGCGCGATGACGGCAACGGCGGATTGTCGGCTCCCGGCTGGAGCCTTGACTTCCCGGTGTCGCACCCATCATGGCCAGGAAAAACCGAGGTCAGCGGCATCACCGGCAGCATCGACTACATCAACCGTTCAGTGACGGTCAATTTGGTGAGCGTCGAAGGCGAACAGAGCTGGAGTGAGCCGGAATTTGAGAAAAAGACCACTTGGAGCGTCTAATAAATGAGCACCACAACTGGAACATCACAGGCATACGCAAGTCACTACTGGGTTACCACCTACAAGCCGAAAGTGGTGACTCAGATCGCCTGGGCCGATGGCATTGTCAGCGAGATGGCGTATTCATACACGCTTTCCGAGGCGGCACAGGAGACGGCCAACGAGATAGTGGCCGCCCAGCCGTTCACCATTGACCTGACCCCGAACAGTGCAGGCCAGACCATCGTCCCGGGCTCGATCAACTTCATCTGGTCGGGAAACAGATACGTTGACCGCCTGGGCAAGCTCTACCGCAACCCGGACCCAACGACCGGGCTGGGCGCTGAGGCCGGCAGTGTCGATTATTCAACCGGCATCATCACCCTGAGCCTCTATGACGGCGGGGCGAACACGGTGACGCTGCAATCACTGACCGGCAGGATCGGCAACCANCTCATCACCNNNGCNACCTTNCGGACGCCNGGCGCACCACTCAGGCCAGGNTCGATNTCCATTGTCGGNNNCACCATNGACGGCACGACGATCATCGGCACATCCAACTTTGACGGCCTNATAACCGGCACCATGGTCAGGGGNGGNGTCGATTACGAGAAGGGCATTGTCACGGTTGAGTTCGGCCAGATGGTCGCCGACTCGGCCGAATACTTTGANGAGCCCTGGTACAGCGTCGCTGACGTGGTTGAAGGCCAGATCTTCAAGCCGACCCCGGCCTTCTCCGATACCNTGAGCTATGCCTGCGTGNTCTACTCTTATATCCCGCTGGACGCCGACCTGATCGGNCTCGACCCGGTGNGGCTGCCTTCCGANGGCCGGGTNCCGATCGTCAAGACCGGCGATGTCGTGGTCATCCACAACACCCAGACCGATCAGCTCGCCAATCCGCTGACGGCAGGCCAGGTGATCACGCTCTCCAGGCCGAATATCTCCAGTGTCGAGTTGTACGATTCGAGCGTCCCGGCCCTGCGGGTGCCGAGCACCAAGTACGATTGGGACAAGGACATCCAGAAGCTGACCATGGCCAGCCCGCTCGACCTTTCAGCCTACACCTACCCGATCATCTGCATGCACCGGGTCGAGGATATGGCCCTGGTCTCGGGTGTGCAGATCAACGGCCAGGTCATCGTCAACAGCGGCCTCCTGAACGCCTACCCGGTCAGCGGCACCTATGTCAGCACCGCCCTACTCTTCGGCGATCTGCAGGCCAGGGCCTACGGCCTGTTCGACCAGAAGACCTGGGGCAACGTCTGGTCTGATGACGTGATCGGCGACACCACGGCGGCCAGCTACAACGAGATCAACTACCCGGTGGTGGCAACAAATGCCGGGGCGGTACGGGAGCGCTGGGCCTTGGTCTTCACCAGTACCGAGATGTTCAATATCATCGGCGAGAAATACGGTATCGTCGGCAGCGGCTACATCACCAACGATTGCAGCCCGATCAACCCGTCCACCGGCCAGCCGTTCTTCTTCCTTGACTATCGTGGCTGGGGCGCCGGCTGGGCGGTCAACAACGTCCTGCGGTTCAATACCGAGGGTGCAAACCATGATCTGTGGATCGCCAGGACCACCCTGCAAGGCCCGGCCACCGAGCCGAATGATCAGTTCACCCTGCAGATCAGAGGAGACGCTGAATAATGGCGATATCAACAGTTTATAAATCGACCGATGGCAATGCGCCGGTGTTGAACGGAGCGTCAGGTGGTGGTTCGCTGGCAAATCTACTGAAAAAATGCCTGGTCGAAGGTTATGGCGAGAAGGTGGCTGCGGGCTGGACACTGGAANATTCAAACATTGCAGGGACAATCATTGCGCTGCGAGGAAACNCGCTTGCGGGCACCGGTTTTTTTCTGCAGGTAAACGACTCTGCCAGCAACTACGCCGCATTTAGAGGATATGAGTCAATGACGGCGTTTGACACCGGGGTGCTTCCATTCCCATTTACATCCGGCATCTCAATCCAAAAGAGCTATACGGCTGACACCACTGTGAGAAGATGGGCTCTCGTTGCCACTGACACCATTTTTTACCTGTTCATTTACACGTTTGCCCCGGCTACAGGAGCGATCAACGTAACCAGAAGTCCAAGCGGTAACGGCCANGTTGATATGTTTGTGTTCGGTGATTTATTAAAATTTCAGGATGAGGGATTTAACTGTTGTCTCGGCTATGGCTATAACCGTTACGGCNGCGGCACAGTCCCAGGTGAAATTTACGGATTTACCCGGTTGCTTTCATCTCCTACAGGAGGGNCATCCCTTTGGGCNGCGAGAAAAANNGATGGTGCTATTCCAGCCGCCAACTGCGAGTTGGGTCTCAATAGGGGTGGGCCAATGTACCAGTCATCAGGGTATGCAAATATGTACTATTTGGTTGGAGCTCCATATACGCCAGGCTCATTAATCATCGCTAAAACACTTTTAACCGATCCATCGCCTTTTCTATTCCGTGGGCAGTTGCCGGGTATTTACGTTATTGGTCACAGCGCAACTAATTTTTTATCAATGACGTTTTCACTTATTACCGAGGGCGGAAAAACTTTTTTGGTAGTTCCGATTTCTGGCGCATACGACTCTACACGTTTTACGGAATTTTGCCTCCTTGTTGAAATTGGGGAATGGTCATGATTTTTGAAGGCAATGCTACGGTCCTTGGTAATTCACAGCCAATAACCGCCAGGCATAAATTGGCCGGGACAGTGACAGTTGACGGTCTGCCGGCTAAACGTGCGATCATGGTGTTTGACCGCAGGGTTNCCGTTGTTGTAGCCGCCACATGGTCATCGGGGATTGACGGCGCATGGCTNGTTTACGGTCTGTCGGAATACCCTGAACGGTCACTNCTCGTTGTCGCTCTTGACACCACCGGCAACTACAACGCCGAGGTTGCTGATTACATCTCGCAAGTAGCCACCGTCGAAACATGAGCTATGTCCCAGCCGATGGAGATGCAATCCTCTTTGAATTCAGCGGCTACTATACCCCGGCCGCTGGCGATCAAATCCATCTCAGCAATGTCATTCCTGAGCCAGAGCTACGCCAGCTCTCTCCCGACTTTGCCGTCCCATGGGGCGAGATGGAGCGACTCAACCGCCTGCTCGGCACCGGCTGGAACGAGAGGCGATTCGTCACCAGAACATTCAGCACTTCGCATCGAACCCTTGCCGTCATCGAACGTGCTTCAAGATCAGGCTGGCGGCAGAAAGAGGCCTTGGACGAAACGCTGCGCTCAGGATGGAAGGATCTCACCGGCAGGCGGGAGCGGGAGACAAGCTCACCATGGCTNTCGATCGTGCCGAAAGACCGGCGCTACAGGGNTCCATGGAGCGACAGCAAAAAGAGGCCTGACCGGAGAATCATTGTTGGCTACGGACATCCGCCACCGATGGAAAGGGCGTACAACCTGCTACATGGCAATCATCCGGTCAACGATATCATCATTAGATCCCCGTACATCAACCGGATACCGTGGAAGGATGTCCTTCACCGGACGATGTGGGGCCCGAAGTTCTACGCGGAGGTGTGCTGGCGGCACTACCGGCCACCAGCAGGCGACAAGGTCAAGCACAACCTGCATCTCTCGATTACCCATGTCGGCGACAAGGACCACATTGACTTCTTCTTCGACCAGTATACTTACGACCGCCGCTGCNNCTGGCGTGAGCCGTCCGGCTGGCGTGACGCGTACTTCTATGACCCGCCCGGGCTTATCCCGGAGGGTCCTTACTCAACGGTCTATACGATGATCAACACCGCCTATCTCACACGCCTGCCGGACCGGGCGCCGATCGATGTCTCCTTGATCACCGTCTCAACCGACTGGGACTCGGTCTACTGGAGTGTCAAGGCCAACGTGGGCAGCGATGCGCATCTGGCAATGCTCGAATCGACAGAGGACGGCCCGATCCTCATTGAGACGGCAATCAATGGTCATACCTGGAATTTCCAGGTGGACAAGTGGGGCACCGGCCGAGCCTTCGGCAGCATCAGCCGGAACATTGACGGCCGCTCGGTATCGGCCCAGCTCGGAGCCCCGGCAGCAGAGTTGAGGACCAGGACTGAAACCGAACAGCGATCGGCCCAACAGCTCATGGCGGCGGAATTGGAGAATACCGGCTGGGCGGTGATTATGGCCGGGGATGACTGGCTGGTGCCGGGCAACACCTTCAGTTATGCCGACCAGACCCCGATGCAGATCATCAAGACCATAGCAGATACAGCCGGGGCCATGGTCTACACCGACATGACGGCCAAAACGATCACGGTCAAACCACGGTATGCAGTGCCGCCTTGGAATTGGCTCTCAACGCCGGCCAGCATCATCATCCCCAGTTCAATGGCTGAGAAGATCGATGGCGAATGGGATGAGCGGCCTTTCTACAACGCGGTGTTTGTCTCGGGAGAGGCAAACGGCATCAGCGCCAAGGTTTCCAGGGCGGGCACTGCCGGCGACCTCATTGCCCCGATGGTCACCGACAAGCTGCTCACGGCAACCGAGCCGGTCAGGGCCAGGGGAATATCGATCCTGGCGGCATCCGGAAAGTGGTCGAAGTACCGGGTTGACCTGCCGGTGTTCCCGCCCCCGGCCGTGCCAGGCGTTATTCTGCCTGGAACCCTGCTGCAGTTTGTTGATGGATTTATGAGCTGGAAGGGCATTGTCACGGCGGTATCAGTGAGGGCAGGCCGAGGTAAAAACGGTCTGAAAGTACGGCAGGCCCTCGATGTGGAGAGATACCATGGCAACTAATCTGTGGGTGGCGTTCAAACGTCTTTTGCCGGGTGCTCCGCTGACCATCGTGACGGTCAATTCGGTCAACACGGACGGCACCAGCACGGTAACGTCGGCGGGCGGCGGGGCGATGCGGGTGCGCGGAACCAGCGTAGCGGCCGGCAAGAAGGCCTATGTGAAGGACGGGAGCATTGTCAGCGAGGCTCCAAACCTGCAACATTATGAAATCGAGGTGTAAAGATGAGATTTATGAACACTGACGAGACCCTGGATGCGCTGATCAACATATTGCTGGTCGCTGTTATCGGCACCCTGGGCGCAGTTCTCTGGGAGATGGCAATTCCGCCGAGATTTTGGGTGGCTGGATGATGAATTCCAGGCAAGCGAGACCGACCAGGTACCTCGTCATCGCGGGGATCTGCTTCATTCTGACCTTTTTAATCCTGCTGCTTGTCAGCTGCGGACAAAAGAGGTCGACCACCGTCGTGCTGCATGATCTTGAGGTGGTCAACGGCCAGACGGTGGACGCGTGGATCGAGGATCTCGAGGAGAATCCGCCGAAACGAGATCCCTTTCAGTCGTATGGGTTCAAGGAGTCCGCGGCGCCATGGACCGGGTGGAACAAGTTTTGGCTTGGCGGGGCCATCGCCGGCCAGATTGCGGACGGAGCCACGACTATCGAAGCCCTTGGCAGCGGCAATTGCCATGAAGCCAACCCGTTTTTCGGCGAAGACCCGAGCAGCGGTTTGATCATCGGCGCCAAGCTGGCTGCGGTCGGAGCCGGTGTGTGGCTTGCTGAATATTGGTATGCCGGCTCGGATCGGCAACAGGAGTGCCGGAATTGGATATACGGCGCCATGGCAGTGGTGGGCCTGGGGGCTGGGGCTTGGAATGCCGGCCAGGATTGCCGGTGACTTGAGGTGAGCAGGAAGAATAACCAACCATAAGGGGGAAAAGATGAGAAAAATGAATCTGATTTTACTGTTGATTGCGCTGATGCTATTGCCGCTGACCGGCTGTTCGGTAAAGAATACGAAGGTTGTTTTCGACCTGAATGGAGAATCAGGGAAAGGCGGCAGTCCAGCGGTCGCCTCAACCGATAAGGGCCCTGGAGGTAACAGCGGCAATGTCACCAATGTCCTGGTCATCAAGGCGGATGGATCGACCCTGGAGACGACGACCGGCCAGGATTCAAGGGGGGATCTGGCCGGGGCTACCCAGGGAGCCAATGCCGCGATCGGCGACCTGAAAGACGCTGTCGCGAACTTCGCCCCCGATCTGAGCAAAAAGAACTCGGAGAACCCTCAGACCACCACCAATCAAACGACCGCGCCGCCAGCGCCTGAACCGGTCAAACCGGTCACTCCTGATCCTGGCGCCCCGGCCGAGGAGGGCGTCGACGGCATCCCGGTATCGGGCGGAGACATCCCCGATCCTGCCGGCACCATCTATGCCAACCAAGCCACCTATACCAGCTACGGAATACGCAACGGTGGCCGCCAGGCTTGGCGTATACCGAAGCAGGGGCCCGAATTCGGCAAGAAGATCAAGGTCGTCTTCTCCGACGGGCACACGGTCTATGTCAACGACACCTCCCACAATTACCGGGAAAAGGACGGCTTCGTCTTCAAGCCCGGGCTCGGCCCGAACGGCGAAGGCGAGGCCGACACCGGCACCGCCCATCACGGCGTATATCTCCATGCACCGTATGGCAACAAGAGCACGCAGGTCACCTTCTATTATACATCCTCGGATAATGAGGTCTCGGTGGTCGAAGGGGCCATCGGACCGGCAAAGGCGATTCTTTGGAAACCGATCGCTGACAGCGGCGGGAAACTGGTTGTGCTGTTGCCGGCCGACATGGGCACCCCATCTGTTTCGGTAACAAAGCTCGACGGCACACCGATTGAGAATGGGAAATTCGTCAATTTGAGCAACCCGAACCGGGCGACCTATCGCTTTACCAAGAGCGGGGGGAACTATCCCACGCCCTGTTTGCTCCGGGTCGGAGACGGTTTTTATTTAGTGAAAACTCCGGCCAAGCGGATCGAGGCCCTTCCGTCTTATAAAATGTAGGGTCGAAGACAATCAATGAGATACTGGCGCGGCTATAAACTCGTCGTAGCGGAGACCTTCTCTATCCAGACGGCCATCATTGGCTACGAGATTAA